ACTCCACCCATTCCGTACATGGTACAGTGATAGGTGCTGTAAATGGGGGGACGGAGGGGGATGGTATTCATATAATACACACTTCAAATGTTGGTGTGGGAACCGTAAACCCCAGTGAACACTTCACTGTTTACAATGGTACAGCACGCTTAGAGCATGCAACGAGCAATGCCATCCTAGAATTTAAGACAACTGGTGGTGTTTCTAATATCTATGGAGATCACACAGGTAATGTCTTTATTGATCCAGTGAGAAGTTTAGTAGTAAAGAGTGACACCGAAATTACTGGTGATCTTCAAATTGATGGTAAGATTGATTTAGGTAATCAGGTAGCTGTAGATTTAGGTGGTTCAGATGCGACCACAGCATTACACGTCGGTGGTGGATTTATCTCAGGTTCAAATGAAGTTGGCTGTAAGCGATACTCTAAAAGTTTTACATTGGGATCTACGGCAGCTAAAAGTGTCCGTTTATACTTCGCTGATGGAGGTAGCCCTGAAAAGATGCCAGCTTTTTATGCCAAAATTGTTGCGATGCTCAGAAAAACGGATGGTTCTGCTGTTCGTGACATGAGTACAATGGTCTTGGAGATCCAAGGTGGATCACATGATGGAACGACGAATAGTAGTTTAGACGACGAGATAACCGTGGGTACGAAGAATCTATTTGGTGGTGATTCAGATTTCCCATGGAGTCCAAATATTACTGTGGGAAAGAAAGGTGTATTACTTACACCCCACGACGTTGGATCGGGTAGAATATACAAATACGATATTCACGTAGAACTTATAACCGCATCCTTATCTGGTACACACACCGGTGGATTCTTAAAAGATATCAAAAATAATGTCAATGTCGGACAAGTTGATAACTTCGGTGCTGGTCAAAATATTGCGTCTTTCACGTATTAACTTTACTACGAGGGAATACCTCGCGGTAGAATCAACAATTACGCCCTGATGGCGTCGGATATAGCTAAGGCGATAACTCCGGCAATGAAAGCTATCACGATGTAATTTAATTCACTTTCTTCCAAACCAAGCTGAGTCTTATCAGGCTTACCAACAGACTTCTGTTGTGGCTTCGGAGGATCCAATTCCTCCAAAGGATAGTAAGCTATCATTTATATATGTTTAGAGATTAATTTCCTTTTTTGCCTTCCTTCCCCTGGTACGCCTCGTCTTGGTTGTTGTCACATTAACTTCCTTGACCTCACCACCAGTGGAGTCACCCGAAATAGAGATGATGTCAGAAATATCATCGTCATCTTCCATCTGCTTATCAGTCGCTGAAATGGCAGTGGTGTTCATAGGAGGTGCTGGGGGCATCATGATACCACCCATTAGACTGGAGATGTCTATACCAGGTCCCTGCATCTGGTAATCACCAGTTCCACCAACCGGAGCCTCAGTTGCGGGACCGTCAGTTTGGCGAGTGGTATTCTGAACAGCACTCATCATATTCTTCACTAGGTCTGGGTTCTGCTTGATGACGTCGTTCATATTGGGCATCACCGATTTGAACATAGAGTTCGTGAGGTGGAACATCATAGCTGAACCACCAAGCATCATGATCAGCTTGATCTCGGGAGCAACCGAAATCTTGGATCGGTACTTAGCATACAACTCTTCAAAGACTCCGTCATAGTCGTCAACATTCTCCATGATACTTTCGGACCATCCCTCCAACTGAATCTCAAAGGGGTTATATCTCTTATTGAGAAACTCGAGACCTGTTACACAGGCCACTAACATTCTTCGTGAGAAACGAATCGACTGCTCAACATCTATACTATACGTAATCCTCTTAACCTCAGATCTAAGTTCATCAACATTTGAGTAAGCATTCAGTCTCTTGTTTACAGTGAAACCCTTCTTCTCCAGGCGTCCCAATTTGTTGATAAGATCAGCCTTCTCCTCATCAATGGAACCGTACCCTTTCGTAGGTTTTTCATCCTCCTGTCCTGGACCCTGGTCACCACCATAATCATCAGCATCGTCAAAAAAATTGGCATCTTCATCACCATAGTCAATCTCTTCATCCGGGGCCGAAGCATTTTGGTGAGTCTGTTTGTTAGGGTTTACGAAGGCGTCCATACTTTCCTGTTGCTGTGCCATTTGAGGTGGGTTGTAACTGGGTCTAGTTGGTCTAGGTACACGCTGAGGGCGGGGGGCGGAAATCTCAATCTCATCCATGATGGCCTGCTCATCTGCATCCAATTTCATAACACTGGTATTTCCTCGATCGATTACGATCTCTTCGTCCATCTACTCTCTATGTAGAAACTAAAAAAATTACCTTTAACGCAGTTTAAAAAAATATTGGTTCATTATAAATGTTCTCCTCTCTCAATCGTGTCAGCCGTAATGCTCTCACCATGATTGTTATTCTTCTCTTGGTCATATCTGCTCTCGGGGCTCTTAAGTCCAGTACAAGCAGTAAGTATACACCCATTACCACCAAAACTTCCAATGATGGTTCCGTCTTCGATCTCCCAGTCGAACTCGAGTGTACCGCTGGTTCTGGTAAGAAAGGTGGCCCTTACGCCAAGGGTTTAACTCCAGGAGGTGTTTGCGGTGCCCAAAAGTTGGTCTCCGCGCAAGCTGGTGGTTATGAAATCACAGATGGAATTGGTGGATCTTTAATCTAAGCTAATAATATATGGCGCTGATTACAACTCCTACTCAGTTGATTCCAGACCTTCAACACGAATACCACACCGTGACTATTGATTCAATTGGACAGACTACTGCCAATACTTTCACTTGTCATCTTCAACAACCACTGAAAAATGTTGTACAGGCTAAATTGTTAGCTGCTAGAATTAACACCACCACAGCGACTAAACACTGTTACGTTTCCATTGAGGAGCTTGACAGTATTTTCACGGAGCGTGCTTCTAATGAACCAAATGGTCAAGCGTCTAGGAGTGTTGTTCGTAATTCTTTCGCTAGTATTGTTGGTGAAGGTACTGCGACATTTCTTTACAAAGATAACTATTCATTAGTGACTCAATATGTGAACCCAATTCGCAGCATTGACCGTTTCACTGTTAACATTCGTAATCAAGATGGCACCCCAATTGTGCCATCAAGTCCTGCTAAGGATAATTTTTTAATAATTCGTTTCGTGTGTAGAAAAGCCAACCTGTAATTTTCTCCTTTTACTATAGTATACCATGTCCCCAGGTATTGTTCAATTGATGGCAGCCGGCGCTCAGGATGAATGGATCGTAGGTGATCCCCAAGTGTCGTTTTTCAATTCAACTTTCAAAAGGCATGCTAATTTCTCACAATCCGTCGAAAAGCAAACAATCCACGGAGCGGTGAGAAACAACTCGTTATCCAGTGTTCAATTTGAACGATCTGGTGATCTTTTAGGTCATGTATATTTCACTATAGATGATAATACAACCGCCCTCGATTCCCAAAGATGGGATAATATTATCGAAAGCGTTGAGCTCTTAATTGGGGGGTCCGTTATCGATAAACAAGATGCTGTATTCACAGAAAACATTGCCGTGGATACTTTTGCCACAAATGTATCGAAGAGTGCTCAAGGTACCCACCCAGGTATATCTGCTCGGTCCTTTTTCTATCCTCTTAGGTTCTTTCATTGTGAAAGTCCTAGTCTAGCTATCCCGATCGTTGCATTAAACTACCATAATGTGGAGATTAGGATTAATTGGGCATCCCAAGCTGCAAACTACAATGTAGAATGTTACGCTAATTATTACTATCTCGACACTGAAGAGCGTGGAAATATTGCTTCTCGCACCCACGATCTTCTCATCACTCAAGTACAAAAGAGCATTCCATCTGGAAATAAAATACAAGAACTCACATTCAATCACCCTGTGAAATACTTGGCATCTTCTAACACTACAACTAATAGCGCTCTCACATCACCCACCAACAAAATCAAGTTGAATGTTAATGGTGTAGATTTGGCCAACTATCGTTGGGGTAAACCTCATTTTATTGATGTAGCCCACTATTATCACACCAACTTTGTGGCATCCCCAGATTTCTTCTTGTATCCCTTCTGTATTTCCACAAGTTCCCTTCAGCCCACAGGAACTCTAAATTTCAGTCGTCTAAATACAGTCAAACTCATGAGTGAGTCTATGAACATCCTAGACCCTATATATGCTGTAAACTACAATATCCTTAGGGTTCAAAATGGGCTTGCGGCGCTCCTCTATGCAAATTAAAATGCCATTGTATATTAAATGGTCAAGAACTTGCCGACGGTGGAGCGGTCCACCAAAATCAGGTTCGGTAAAAATTGTACCAATGACCAGGCAGAAAACACGGTTGTGTTTAATGCGAGTAACATTGAATTGGATGTGGATACACCTGGATCCATATACATGACACCTGTACGTGTAGATCCAGATATGGCAAGTGACAATATCATGGTATTGGCGTATAACAGAGATACCAAAGAGTTAACGGATTCAAACGCAATTGCCAGAGAAATTCTCAACTTTAATCTTTTGGGGGCAACTAGAAACGGAAATGTTACACCTTACACAGTTGAATTTAAATCAACGGATGCTATTCCAGCTGCAACCACGAGTATCGTTACAGCTGGAGATGTCGGTATATCAAATCTTTC